CCCCGCCGCAAATACTGGGATGGTGTGATGCCTGATGACGGCACTAGCGGTAGGGATAACACCCTGTATGCGCATGGGAAGAGCGGCTACCACACGAGTATCAATGGTGGGCGTAGCCGCTTCGACCCGGTACTAACCGAGCTGATGCTGACCTGGTACGCGGGCGAGGGGTCGCATGTGTATGACCCGTTCGCTGGCGGCATTACACGCGGCTACGTCGCTAATGCCCTGGGGCACACGTATGAGGGTGTGGACATCAACCCCGCTCAAATCACCCACAACCAGGCGCATAACACCACTGGTAAATACACAGTGGGGGACGGGGCGTTTTACCACCCCGTGACCCCCGCAGATGTGGTGCTGACCTGCCCACCGTACCACACGGTGGAAAAGTACACGGATGATCCGCGTGACCTTTCCAACATGACCTGGGACACGCACCTCGACGCCGTGCGCCTAGCCCTACTCAACTGCCACGCCGCGCTCAAGGATGACCGGTACCTTGTGTGGGTGGTGGGTGACCTGCGTGACAATTAAGGGCATTTGCGGATGCTTCCGCACCACACGGCACGCATCATGCAGGAAACAGGGTTCCGACTGGTCAACGAGCACATCATCATCAACCCAGTGGGCACCAGGCATAGGATGCTGCGCCGCTGGTGGTCCCCAACCCGATCAGCTGGTCGCCTGCACCAACACGTGCTGGTTGCTGTTAAAGGCAACCGCAGGCGTGCCGCTGACAATGCGAGGAGGATGGAGCATTGCTAATCCAATCCCATAGGCACCGTGTCCGTGACCTGGAAGCCTGGGAGAAAATCGCCCGCTACGACACCTACCCCGACCCCGGAATGCCGAAACGCATAAGCACGGCTATTGACACGATCCGCCTTTTCGCGGAGTCCGGGCCGTGTTTCGTGTCCACATCGTGGGGTAAGGATTCCACGGTTGTGGCGTGGCTGGCCGCGCAAACCGGCCTGCACCTCCCCCTGGTGCGGGTACGGGTAGACGGGTTCGACAACCCCGACAGCGACCCCACACGAGACGCATTCCTCAACACCTACGGCCACATGGTGGATTACCACGAGATCGCCGTCCCCGGTGACAACGTGGCGCGTTGGTGGCATGAGGACACCACAGGCATGATCCAGCACGCCCCCGACCCCGGATTCCGTGAAGCGGAACGCCGCTTCGGTGGGCGCCGCATCACCGGGATCAGGGCTGAGGAATCCAGGATGCGCGGCATGGTGATGCAAAGATGGGGCAAGACAAGCCCGAACACATGCAGGCCGATAGGCTACTGGTCCGCCGTCGAAGTCTTCCGACTGCTCGGCCAGCGTGACCTCCCGATTCATCCCGCGTATGCCATGAACTACGGTGGCCGCCTGGACCGCCGGTGGATCCGCGTATCAACCATTGGTGGTATCCGGGGCGCGGATAAAGAGCGCGCCGATTGGGAGACCACCTACTACCCTGACATTGTTTTGAAAGGAAAAAACCAATGAGCACTAGTGATCACATCGAAATCTTCGGACACGACGTGGAATGGTGAACAAAATGAACATGATGCAAATCAGCCTCACCGAGCTGCTGAAAATCCTTGCAGGCAACGAGGATGCACTCATGCAGGTGATGAAACGAAACTACGGTTCCGACGGCATCACAGGGGTGCATATCAGTACGATTGATCGTGAGCACCTGATGATCGTGGAACCCTGGCCGAATGAAGATCGGGAAGTACGGGCGGTCACGCATGTACCTGATGGTGATATGCAGATCCGCCGTGTTGACCTTTTGCATGTGGAGGAGTTCACCCCGTCGAACGGCATGCACAGTGTGCACAAAGGCCGCACACTTGCTGCTGCTCAGAATCTAGTGAATGACCATGCTGAGCAGGTCAAAGAAGGCGCGGAGCGTGAGCAGCGTAAAGAATCCATCATCGATCAAATCCAGAAAGGCATGACCCACAGTCTCGGGGTTGTGTTGTCTGATGAGCCGTTCGGACATGAGCCGTGCGATGAGATGGAGTTTGCGAAACTCCCCATGAACCTTGATGAACGCGATGAGGTATTCCAGCAGCTCCCGGAAGACAAGTGGGCGTGTGTGATGATGCTGCCCAACAACCCCATGTACGTGTCCCGGAAGAATGGTAACTACCTGGTGGCTGAGCTAAAGGACGGGCGTGTGATTACCCGTGAGTATGAGTCGCCGCGCTGCCTTGATGATGCGGTGGCTATCCTCATGACCACACTCCCAACCAGTGGGGAGGGTGAGTGATGTTCGGGTTCCTCAAACGCCTACGCCGCCGGGGCAAGCGTGTACGCGTCCCTATCGTTGTGCGCATCGATGCCACCGAGAGGGGACGCATCCGCACACTTGATGGCCAAGCTATCCGAGCACGCTATTATCGTCGCCCTGGGTGTCGATGTGGATGGAGATGTATGTGAAGTCTTCCATGCGCATAAGCTCACCGACGATGGTGACGTGTGGGATGTATGCGGAGGCCCGAAAGACGTTATGACGTCGCAGGAGATACTGGATCAAGACCTGCTCCTCGCGACACTTTCAGCGGACATCGTGCCTACGCGACAAACCCCATTCGAGTAGACTACCCATTTAGATGCCCCCGCATTGGCCTGTATCGTGACGCAGGCTAGTGCGGGGGCATCCTCATACCTGACACGTATCAAACACACTAACCAGAAAGGGAGCCTGAAATGGATGCACCCATCCGCGCGTTGCGGCGGTTCGCCGCTGGCAAGCGCATCTCACAGTCAGAAGCCCGCCGTATCATCGCCGCCGGTTACGTCGCCCACGACGAATACGGCGATTTGGTTTTGACCTCACGCGGAACCGAGACATTGGGAAGCGCAGCATGACAATGGTCACCGTATACACCCAACCAGGCTGCACACAATGCAAAGCAACCATCGCTTTCCTTGCTAAACACAACCTGCCACACGAGGTGATGGACATACGCGAACACCCCGCCCTGGTTGATGAACTCACCAGGGCTGGAAGAACCACCCTCCCCTACGTCACCGTCACCCGTGACGAAACCCAGATAGATGACTGGTCAGGCCACAACATGTACAAACTGATAGAACTCAAACGCGCTACACTCACAGTGTGACCCACAACCTCCATGACCAGGCACAGCGCCTACGTTACTTGCACATCCAACTTGATACCCTCAAAACCACACAGCAAACCAAACCAGGCGCAGGCAACAAACGCTGCGCACCAGGCCCACGCACACCAGGCAACACGTGGGCCATCGACACCAGTGTCGAGTACGCCGCGCGCCTGTTCGAGTACGTGAGGGACGCGGCCAACCACCTCACACCCTCACGATGCTTCACCCACAACCCCATCGAGTTGTTGGACTACATTGCTTTCAATGCCGTGTTGATCGAACCACTCGGCATGCACGACGACCTACTGCACGAGATCAACACACAGATCACCGTGCTAGAACACCACCTCAACCCCACACCCATCACCCCCACACAGGACACCTACCTAACCGCTAGGTCCATCAACCTCACCATGAGGCGCTTCGGCATCCACATCAACCCCAAAACCCTCGCAACATGGGCAAACCGAGGCCACATCACCAAACGCATCAACCCCAAAGGACAAGCCACCTACAACCTCGCCCAAATAAAACACCATTTGGAAATCACCCCCGAAAACGCAGAAATGAATCCCAGTTAGCTATACTGGCACCCAGCGCAACCCCTGCACCCACCGCCCCACCACAAAGGGCCAGGGTGCAGGGGTTTACCCATGCCCACAAGGAGGTGCCATGCCGATCACACGCAAACACACAAAAGGCAAAACCGAAGCCAAAGGCTTAGGCTGGCGCCACGCCCAACAACGAAGCCGCCTCATACGCAAACACCACGACGGTGACACATGCTGGTGGTGCGGCAAACCAATGTGGCGCGACCCACACCAAAACTGGGACAACAAACCCCTAGCCGCCGATCACATCCAACCCCGCGCACAAGGCGGACGCCTCGCAGAACGCCTACTGCACTTCACATGCAACAGCCAGCGTCAAGACGGCAAGAACGACCACCAGCGGCCAGCGCTCACACAAACCCCACAGCCCACGCGCGCCGAGGCCCCGGGGGGAGGGGGGCTGCGCTTCGCATGGACGTGACCAACCTCATATGTGGCCCCCGCCACAAATCATAGCGGGGTTGCTACCATGACCCCCCACGGCTCGGACCTTTTTGCTCCTCTCTCTCCCTAGGGTTAGCGTTTGTGAAAACCCCGGGAATCCAGCCCCAAAACCCCGTTAGGAGGCTCGCATGGCTGATAGGTCTAAAATTGTCGAAAGCCTCACTGAGGGCCGCACATTGTCTGTGAGTGATTTTGAGCTTGTGCAGCATTTCGCTGACTTGATCGCTCAGGCCGAGACGGCACGCCGCGTCATTGACCAGGGGGGCATGACTAGTTTCTCTGAGAAGGGGGAGATTGTCAGTCCGATTGTGGTGGCGCAGGAGAAGATCAGCCGGGAAATACGGGGTTGGATCAAGGACCGCCCAGACCTGTTTAACCCCGGTGCCGGGAAGCAGGCGGTCCCGAAGCTGCGTGGGAGGGCGGCTTTCAAGGCTGTGGGCTAGACATGAAGGGCGGTGGTTGGTGTGCTTTTGGGTGTGCAGAAGCCCCGCTTGTTTTCCACCCCGGTTGGTGATGTGGAGCGTGGCATCAAGGCTGTGGAGTTTTGCCGCTGGGTTGGTATGACGTTGTTTCCGTGGCAGGAGGATTTGCTGCGTGACCTGTGCCGCACGACCCCAACGCCGCGTAGCTGGGTGTGGTCGCACCGCGAGTCTGTGGTGGTGCTTGCCCGCCAGAACGGCAAGGGCGAGGTGCTGGTAGCCAGGGAGCTGGTGGGGGTGTTCCTGTTCGGCGAGAAGGACTTGCTGCACACGGCGCACTTCATGGACACCGCTATCGACGCCCGTGACCGCCTGTGGGAAGTCATCGAGGGGAACGAGGATTTGCTGCACTGGTGGGATGATGACCCCGTGTTGGTGGGGAAGATTCCCACGCTGGTGAAGAATAACGGCAAGGAGGCCATTCATTTTCCGAATGGCGCGAAGATTAAGTTCCGCACCCGCACTAAGAAAACGGGGCGTGGTTTGTCGTGTGAGCTGGTTGTTTTCGACGAATGCTTTGACCTTCCGAATGAGGTTCATGCGGCTATCTCGAAACTAACCAGGGCTCAGGAGCGTGCGCAGACCATCTACATCAGTTCGCCGGTCAACCGGTTTGAGCATGCCCACGGTGCGATTTTCTCGGCGAAACGCTGGGCCGGTATCGACGGTGCCGAGGGCATGCTGTTTCGTGAGTGGTCACCGGCTGAAAACGATGACCCGTTTGTTCAGGAAACTTGGGCTAAGTGCAACCCGTCCCTGGTGGATGAGGGGCCAGGCGCGCAGCTATCAGACATTAGGGCTGATGCTATGGCCGCGAAAAACTCGGACGAACTGCTCGAACAGTTCCTTGTCGAGTCGCTGGGTAAAGGCAACTGGTACCCACGCTCGGGCGAGCTTGCAGAAGAGTTCACGGTCATTGGCCTGGATGCGTGGCAGAAAGCCTACGACCCACAGCCGAATCAGTCCGGGGAATCCTGCATCGCAGTGGATGTTGCCCCCGGTGCCGCGACAGCATCAGCGGTTTCCGCGATCCGGTGCGGCGGCCGCGTGCACCTTTTGGCTGCGCCGATCACTGAGTTTGATCGCGATGAAATCGCCGAGTTCATCGGTGGTGCAGTGGATGTTTCGGATCCGTGTGGGGTGTTTCTTGATCCTGCTGGTGCGGCTTCTACGCTGGTGCATCCGCTGGAGGCTAAGGGGGTTGAGGCGACGTCGATGACGGCTAAGACGGTTTCGGCGGCGTTTGAGCTGTTCATGCGGATGTTCGAGGAGGGGCGTATTTCGCATGATGGTGATGAGCGTTGGGTTGAGGCGTGGCGGATCGCGAAGACTCGCACGATCAGGGAGATTGGGCGTGCGTTGACCAGGGCTGAGGGGGATATTTCCCTTATCGTGGCGGCGACGTTCGCGGTGTGGGGCCTGGTTGATTTTGAGAATCCTGGTTTCGTTGAGCCGAAGATGCTTGCGAAGAAACGTTTTGTTGGTAAGGCCGCCGCTGTGTCGAGTGGTGTTCCTGAGGCGCATAGTATGCCCACTGGCAGGGTGGATGCCCTGGTGTTCTAGTAGAGGAGGTGGTGGATAATGGCTGATGAGGTAGTTGGCCTGCGTGAAGTGGGGCACGCCCTGACCGCGAGTAATTCCCCCCTCAAGGATGACAACTGGGAGTTGCGCTGGCCGCAGTCGGTGTATGTGTTCGCGAAGATGGAGCGCGAAGATGCCCAGGTCACATCGGTGTTGAATGCGATTAGTTTGCCGATTCAGCGTGTGACGTGGAGGGTGAATCCGAATGGTGCGCCGGATGAGATTGCGCGCCGGGTTGCTGATGATTTGCGCCTTCCTTTGTTGGGGGATGATCCGCATCGTCCTATGGCTAGGATGCGGGGGCGTATTTCCTGGTCGGAGCACCTGGAGAAAGTGCTGTGGGCGTTGCAGTTCGGGCATGTGTTCTTTGAGCAGGTGTATG